CTCAAGCGCCTGATGTTTATTTGTATGGTTCCCTCTTACAGGCTGCGCCATACCTACAAGATGATGCGAGAATTCCTGTATGGTCATCGCTGTACCAGTCGGGACTAGATCAGTTGCAGATTGCAGATGATCGTGGTTCTACATCAGGCGGCGCAATATTGGCAAGGGCAAGGACATTTGGATGATAGTCAACACCACCAAGGGCGAGATGGACGACTCATTGCTTGAGAAGCGTGAGGGTTCAATTGATACCGATACAGAGACAACAAGTTGGGTTGAGTATTGGCTAGATGGTGAGTTGGTGCATCGATCTGTCAACATGGCGCTCAAGCGCGGTGTCTTTGCTGATGGCATCAGTCAAACAATTTAAGGGATAAATTATGGCCAATACGCAAGCAATGTGTACCAGTTTCAAAGGTGAGCTGCTTGTCGGCCACCATAACTTTGGCACTGGCGTGATACGCGCCGCCACTACAGCAGACACTTTCAAGGCTGCTTTGTACTTGGCCTCTGCCACTGTCAATGCGTCTACCACAGCCTACAGCGCCACCAACGAGGTATCAGGCACAGGCTACACGGCAGGCGGCGTCACAGTGACATTTGGCACAGTGCCAAGCACCAGTGGCACTACAGCGTTTGTGACCCCTAGCGCCAGCATCACCTATTCTGCTGTGACCTTGTCCACAGCCTTTGATGCGGTCTTGATCTATAACTCGACTCAGTCAAACAAGGCGGTCAGCGTGCATACATTCGGCAGTCAGACTGTGACTGCTGGAACATTCACCTTGACCATGCCGACCAATGATGCAAGCACTGGCCTGATCAGGCTGGCTTGACTAGGGCAGCGGTATGGCTGCATATGGTTCTGGCTACTATGGCCTTGGCGTCTATGGCATAGGCAATGTCGTTATCAGCGGCAATGCGTCTACTGGCGCTGTTGGAACGCTGCTGGCCGACAGATCAATCCAAGAAGATGGGACTATTGCCACAGGCAATGTCGGCACTGTCGGATTAACTGTATCTGTTGCCATCACAGGCAATGCAGCTACTGGCGCTGTTGGATCGGTCTTAGCAGAATCAACCCTTGCAGTCACCGGCAATGCGTCAACCTTGGCAGTTGGCAGTGTCACTCAGTCTGCTGCCGTTGATTTAACAGGCAATGCGTCTACAACTGCTGTTGGCACTGTTGGTATCACAAGCACCAAGGCAGTTACCGGCAATGCGGCTACTGGTGCTGTGGAAACGATGCCATCAGAGGTCATCACTTTCCAAGCAATCACAGGAAATGGTGCAACCGGCGCTGTTGGCAGCGTATCAAATGTCATATCCATAGGGATAATTGGGGTTCAGTCTATTGGCGCTGCTAGCATCATCATTGGGTATGGCTGGGGTGCTGTTCCTGACACATCAGAGAGCTGGTCACCAGTTGCAGACACATCAGAAAGTTGGTCTGATTTAGCAGACAATTCAATCACTTGGCAACAGGCCGCATAGGAGATTTCAGCATGGCAGATTCCACAACCACCAACCTATTACTTACCAAACCAGAAGTAGGCGCTTCAACTGACACTTGGGGAACCAAGGTCAACACCGACCTGGACTTGGTGGACGCAATCTTTGCGGCTGCCGGCACTGGCACATCAGTTGGCTTGAATGTCGGCGCCGGTAAGACATTGAGCGTTGCTGGTACTTTGACAGTTACTGGTGCTGCAAGCACGATTAATGGGGCAGCCATTGGCGCAACGACACCAGACACTGGTGCATTCACTACTTTGTCAGCTACTGGTGTAGCTACATTCTCCGCTGGCACAGCGGCACTTCCTGCCATCACCACTACAGGCGACACCAACACAGGTATTTTCTTCCCTGCCGCCGACACCATTGCTTTCTCTGAAGGCGGTGTAGAGGCCGCAAGGTTTGATAGTGCTGGTAACTTTGGCTTGGGGGTTACTCCTAGTGCTTGGAGTTCATCGTTTAAAGTTTTGCAACTTGCCAATGGAACTTCTCTATCCAACAACGGACAAACTTCCTACTATCAACTTGGAGCAAATAATTATTATGATGGCTCTAACTACAAATATATAGCCAGCAACTTTGCTGGTTTTCATCGTTTTTCTAATGCTGGTGCTTACGAGTGGCACATCGCCCCATCAGGCACAGCAGGTAACACCATAACTTTCACCCAAGCAATGACGCTTGATGCTAGTGGGAATTTGGGGATTGGTACGAGTTCGCCAACAAGGAAATTAGATGTTTCTAGTTCTACTCAGCGTGGTCAAATAGCAATGAGTGGCAGTAACGTAATATCAATTCGTTGGGCTAGTACAGACCCAAGCCCTGGCGACAGAAACTGGGAAATAGTAAACAACATTGATACTCAAGGCGGTTTGTCTTTTAGAACTGGTGCAACACAAACAGCAGACCCGACTACGACCCGTATGCTTATTGACGAAAATGGTAACTTGCTTCTGGGGGATACAACTACTATTGGCACAGGTGGTAAGTTTCAAGTTAAAAGCAGTACAGACACGGCTCTTTTCAAATGTACATCCGCCACTACTTTTGCGGCTATTGTTTCTAATGTGGAAAATACTGCCGCAAGATTGATGGCATTTCAATATGGTTCTGGCGGTTCGCCAACCAATGTAGGGACTATTACTACAAACGGCACAGGCGTTACATATGGGACTTCATCCGACTATCGTTTAAAAGAAAACATTGCACCAATGATTGGCGCATTGGATAAAGTGGCGCAACTCAAGCCTGTCACATATAAATGGAAAGCTAACGGGTCTGATGGGCAAGGCTTTATTGCACATGAATTAAAAGAGGTTGTGCCAGATGCTGTGCAAGGTGAAAAAGATGCGGTAGATGAAGATGGAAACCCCGTCTACCAAGGCATTGATACAAGCTATTTAGTGGCAACACTGACCGCCGCCATCCAAGAACAGCAAGCCCTCATCACAACCCTCACTGCCCGTATCACTGCTTTAGAAGGAGCATAAACCATGACCACAACTTACACAATCAACCAACTTGACCGCAACACCTCTGACAATTTTGTAACGACAGTGCATTACAACGTCACAAAAGTAGATGGTGAATTCTCTGCATCCACCTACGGCACTGTCAGCTTTGAAGCTGGTACACCAACAACCCCCTACGCATCTTTGACCAAGGCTCAAGTTATTCAGTGGGTAAAAGACAAGCTAGGCGAGGAAGTAATTGAGGCTTCATTAGCTTCACAGATTGCCGCACAGAAAGCGCCAGTAACAGCCGCAGGAGTGCCTTGGTGAGCGACTCCATAGAAAAGGAGTTCGCCGTCCATCAGGCGATCTGCGATGAGAGATATAAATCCATCGAAGAGAAGCTGGAGTCTGGCAAGGGCAGGATGCAGAAGATTGAGATTCAGCTTTATATCGTCATTGCCGCCATCTTGTTTGGACCAGGCGTGGCCGCCGACATTGTGAAGAAGCTGTTGGGGATGTAACGATGTGGACCCCATATCAATCCTTTTCGCTGCTAACGCCTGTGTTAAGGGGATCACTGAGCTTTGCTCCATGTATCGTGATGCAAAGACAAATTTTCTTGAAGTCAAAAGCACAGTTGAAGAAGTTGTCGGGGATGCCAAGGCTACTAGGTCTTGGCTGCAAAAGTTGTTTGGTGCAGAGCCAGCCGCAAGCACAAAGCCTGTGGCGAAAAAGAAGGAAAAATTCGTTGCCTACAACGAGACAGAGGCACTTGCCGACATCGTCAAGCAGCTCAGTAAGTTCTGGGCCTTGCAGGATCAGCTTACTGAGTATTTGAGAACTGAGGAGGATAAGGCCAAGGTCTACGATCCGAGCGTCAGCAATGCACAAATGATGGAAAGCGCGATGAATCGCGTGATGTGTAGGCAGCAGATGGAAGAACTCTCAAAAACAATTAGGGAGATCATGGTGTACCAAACCCCTGGCCTTGCTGATCTGTATTCACAGACTTACGAAATGCGAGAAGTCATATTGGAGGAACAGGAAAAAGCTAGACTAAAACAGGAAGCAAAAAACAGGCAGGAGTTATGGCAACGCAAGGAGGAAGAAAGAAACTTCCAGCTAAAAGTAGCGTACCTAGTAGCGACTTTTATATTCCTCCTGTACCTGTGGCTGTGGCTCCTGTTCGTCAGTCAGTTAAGGAAGACATAGTGGGATGGGTGGCTGCTTGTGTATTGATTGCTCTTCTGCTTCCGCTTGGGGCTATGCTGTACATCGACATCCTTGAGGTGAAGAACGAAGCGAAACTGCAATTGGAAAAGCTAGAAAAACTCAGACGGCAAATCGATCAACAACAGCGAAAGGAGAAGAGGGATGAGTAAGCAATTAGAAAAAGATTCAGCCTACAACCAATTCGATACTGACCATGACGGCGTAGTCACTGACGCTGAATTGGCTAGATCAGAGCGCATGATCACCATTGAAAACATGGACAAGATGGCCGACCAGCAGCGCGTTATGGCGTGGGCTGCACTTGGTGCGCCGCCAGCCTTGATTGCTTTCATGGCCTCTTCTTTGGTTACTCTTGAAAAAGTCAATGCATTGAGTGGGCTGACAACCACATACTGTGCAGCCATGGGAACCATTGTGGTGGCATTCATGGCCGCACAAGCCTATGTCCGAGGCAAGGCAGAGGGATGAGCCTGTTCAATCCTTGGGTGATTCTCGGCATCGTCATGGCGATGCTGTCATCATTTGGCGGTGGATACTTCAAGGGCGAGCATGATGAGTACACGCGCCAGCAGATTGAGATTGCAGCGCTGAACGCCAAGGCGAGGGAGACTGAGCAGGCGATGGTACAAGTGGCGCAGACTTATGGGCAGACATTACGAAAGGCAAACAATGTTGCAAAGGCTAAAGAAGACAAGTTGCGTGCTGATATTGCTACTGGCGAGCGCAGGCTGTTCATCCCTGTCAAAGCCGCCGAGTGCGCCTTATCAGCCACCAGTGATTCCTCCATTGCCGCTGGAAATAACAGCGGAGAAGCATCAGCCGAACTTGACCGAAAGACTGCTGATGATCTTGTCTCCATCACAGCCGAAGGAGACACCGCCATCCGCAAGCTCAACGCCTGCATCCAAACCTACGAAACCTTAAGGACTATGAAATGACTCAATTAAGCGCAAATTTTTCTCTGCATGAGATGTGCAAGTCAGAAACTGCATTAAGGCTGAATTTGGACAATACGCCTGATGATGAGGCTACAGAGAATCTACGCCTACTCTGCGAAAAGGTGCTTCAA